TTGGGGTACCAAAATCTGTGATGGCGTTGGTGCCTGTTATGTGGACTGTGTTGCCGTCGAAATTAGTCCATATGTTTGTGTCGCCAGCTACAGAGGCGATGGCAGCGCCCTGGGCATGGCTTATAAATTTGGAGTTCGTGTCGAGGAACCCGCCGAGTTGTGGAGTTGTATCCTCGACAATATTATCTAGAGCACCACTTCCATCATCACCAGAACGAGTGAAAAAGACAGATACCGCATCTGCATCAGAAATAGTTCCATTGGATAGGACATGAGCTACCCCTATTTTACTATACGTTGACGCAGAAGTTACTGTACCTGAAATATTATAGATATGGAAATTAGCTACATCCGAATTTTTTGAGATCTTTAGTGTACCTTTTATAGCAGAATGAGTTGAATCATCCCAACTATCAACAAGGGTATTAATACTAGCTCCACCAGATTCTAAGTCATCAATATAGAAAACTGTAGCACTGGATGCCGTAGCATGATTAAGCCATACTTTTCCTGCTCCTTGATCTGTATCAGTTGTAGTTGACTCCCATGCCATAGGAATCCCACCTCCAACTGTACCTGTCGCGCCCGTCGCACCAGTGGAACCCGTAGAGCCTGTATCTCCTTTATCTCCTGTACGTATAAAGCCCACATTACAAGAATCAGTATTGCTAAAGGAACCGGCACTATCAACATGAGTCAATGTTACTTGAAGCCACCCAGTATTATCGGTAACAGCACTAACTGTATACCATGCAAAATTAGCAGATTCTGCTTCTTTAGCTATTAATAGATGACCTTTTATTGTTGAAGTGGAATCATCCCACGTAGCAATATAATCAGATAGATCAGGATTACCTGTTTGACTAGTAGTGGCATCGATTGCCATCGCAGTAACACTAGCTAAAGTACCATTATTTAATCTAAAATCCCCCGCACCGGGATCAGCCATACTAGTACCAGAATCAAAGGTAAAAGTGGGGAAGGGATCTTTACCGTCTGTACCTACATCACCTGTTCTAGTAAAGTGTACACTAATAGCATCAGCATCTGCTAAAGTACCATCACCTACAATATAATTAACAGGAATTTTAGTATAGCCACTAGCGTCAGTAACTGCACCATCTACTTCGAAGATAGCGTAGTTATCTCCGTCAGCCTTTTGGACTACAGTAATATACCCACGACTACTAGAGTTAGTCGAGTTATCCCACGTCTGTACCCAAGTGGAAATATCAGCACCGGGAACATCAGCATCATCTACATAGAGAATTGTGATGGAAGCGGTAGCTGCGTTACCCCATACTTTTCCTGCTCCTTGATCTGAATCGGCAGTAGCAGTCTCCCATAACATAGAGTTGCCTGGAACTTGTCCAGTAGCGGCAGTAAGCTGAGCATAGTTTACACCATCTGCAGCAGCAGTACCAGAAGCTACGTTTAGTAACTTTTTTGAATTGATATCAAGGTCTGCCGTCATCGTATTGGGAGTAGTCCCATCACGAGAAACGAGCAACTCCATCAATGCTTCAATTAATGCATTGTTAGCATTGATCGTTGAAATCGCTGCAGTTTGATTTGTTAGAGAAGTAAGATCAGTGAGGACAAGTTTAGCCATTACGCGATATCCATCTCAAAGGTAAAGGTGGCATTAACAGCATTAGTGGAAGCACCATCTGAGATGATCTCGATAGGTAGACCAGCGGTAAAAGTATTTGCCCCTGTAGGTGTTGAAGAATCAACAACTCCTGCTGCACTACCAGAGTATGCAATTGTTATTGCGCTATTGGTAATCGCAGTACCCCCAATCTCAAAGGTAAAGCCACAATTAACGCTACTAATCGCTCCATGAAGAACTGACCAGATCTTCTGCACATCCCCCGCAAAAGGAACCACCAGCCACTTAGAAGCAGCGGTGGAGATATCTTCGAAATCATAGTTGAGGGTGTGAAGGTTTACGTTTTTTACCGAGGTGGCAATTTGACTCGGTGCAATCTTTTGAGCGGTTCCGCTGCCTGAACCATTAAATACGTATACTGTATTTGCAGCTGCTGAATCAGCGCTCTTTGGCTCGTGCAACTCAGTCGTAGTTAAATTCTTGTGTTGGACGTTTGCCATCTTTAATTCCTGTAGTAATAAGAAAGTAGAGGACCCGAAGGCCCCCTACTAACTTAGATAGACTTACGAAGTCACCGGAGGACGATACCGGAGAACCAAAGTTGCAGCACCAGCGGTGAAGGCCGCAGTGTTGTAACCGTGAGACAGAGCTAACGGCAGAGTAGCCGTAGAACTGTTAACCGGAGACGTACCCATTTGTGCACCGTCAGGAACGGTGTCGTAATCGAGAGCCAGCGTAGCCACGGCGATAGCAGCGTCAATGCCGTTATCGTCGAGAGTGCTGTAGGTACCATCACCATCATCGTTCATGAGACCGATGTCCAGAGTAGCGGAACCACCAGAAGTAAAGGCAGTATCCACAAATATCTGAGACGTAACGGCGTCAAGATACGAATTAGTGGGAATGGTAACCTTTTTGTCGATAGGCGCATCAGCCGCAGGGACCTTTGCACCAAGGATCTTCACGCGAGCCTCACCCATCGCTCCATAAGTACTCAGTCGGCCACCCAAACGCAGGGTAGCTTTCTCAGTACCAAAGAGGACTTCGAGACCATCATCGTTGACCCAGATTTCTGTAGCAGCCATGTTATGTACCTCCCTTAACTAACTTGATCGGTGTCAGAGAGAACACACACGAGGTTCTCCGGACGGAACAACTTCACACCATAACGTGCAGAGATAACGAACTCATCACGCTGGTGATCTTTGTTGCGCTCGGACTCAACCTGTGGCAGCTGTCGCCAAGCACCAATGAAGGGCAAGACGTCAGACTCAGCAGAGAAGAACATGTTGGCTTTACCAGCCGCAGTTGTCACGCCGCCAATAGTCTCATTAGCGTCGGCAAGATTATTCGATACATAGACATCGAAACCATACACATTCTTAACGAACCGCATACCCGTTGCGATACCCTCAGCAATCACACCTTCCCAATGAGGATTGTTCGAGATATTGGCTAGGTTAGTGATAGTATTCAGAGCATACTCAACGGAAGGATCAACAATAGCCACGAGGCTAGTGTCAGGAACATTAGCTTTCTTGAGCGCGTAACGGGCGCGAGCAAAATCCTCGACTTCCATTACCTCATTAGTGCCGCCCGCACAGTAACGGTGGTTAGCACCATTGATTGCGTTCAAATCAGAAGCAGTCTGTTCACTCTCTAGACCGAGCACGTCAGATTCAACCTGTTCCATAATCGCCCGCTCCTGCTTCGGAACAAACGAAGAAACCAGCTGATTCATGTAGAACGAATCCTGCTTGGCCTTATCGGTGATGTAGATACCAGATGCCTTGTACTTGTTAATTGTCAGCTGGAATTCACCAGTATCCAGCGGAGCGTACGTGATGGCATCATCTTCGACGTAGTCTTCAACTTGAGCTTGACCAACCGAAGGGATCGTGAACGTAGTCCCATCAGGAAATTCAGAGAGCCAATTGACGTACCCCGCTGCCATAAGCTGATCTTCTAAGACCATTTTCAGCTGGGACGACCAAACCTCCGTCCTGATCAGGAGTTCACTATTGCTACTGTTCATTGCCATTTTACAATGGACTCCTTGTTAGAGTTAAGCGTAGAACTTCTCCTCTCCCATTTCCGTACGATCTTTCATCAATCGCTGTTGAATATCCGGTTTGAAGAACCCTCTTGGATTTTCTTTTCGTAATTCTTCGTACCATTTGAAGGTGCCTTCATTAGGACTCGTAGACATGGGATTGGCATTTAGGGCCTCAGTATTTACACTACCTTGTCCTATACCTCCTTGACTCTCTGGTGACCGGTCTAGGCCAACCGTAGCGAGAAAGAGTTTCGGACTAGCGGCTGCAATACTCTGGAGGAAAGTTACGCCTACACCTAACTCTCCAGCCTTTGTCTGTAGCCATTCGGCCCTTTTGTCACCGAACCTGTCTTCCAAAGCCCGGTCAGCTTCTAAGACATTGTTCTGTTCAGCTTCAGCAGTCCTCGTTGTCACGATGGTCTGCTTTACCAACTCTGTGATATCTTTTTCAGACATCTGCGGTGAAGGAGTGGTTACGCCCTCGTCTTGCTGAGTTGATCTTTGTTCTTGTTCTTGTAACAGTTTGTCAACTGTTTCTTCTGCGGTTACTCTGCGGTCCAGTTCGTTCCGCAAGCCTTTATTCTCGGATTGAAGTTGTTCTACGAATTGATCGCTTTCGTATTTGCCTTTAGCTAGAGCTTCATCATTAACGAACTTCTTTCCGTCGCCTACCAACAGATCCCTAAAGCTGGGATTAGTAGACTCTTGAGCGGGGGTCTCTTC